ATTCGGATTTACAGAGCCATTTAATATGACATAATCGCGCGTCAAGTTAAGAACTTGCTGAAGTGTTTCTTGTACTGAAACACCGCCTTGTACTGCATATATAATATCGGCTGCCAGCGCATTAGCTACAACCGGAAGATCAGTGACTTTTTCGTCAGACATGGTTAACATCCTTGTTAACTAAAATTTCATTTAATCAAAATTACAAAATTCCTTGCAGCTTAATTCCTTATTTCCATTAGTATGGTCAATTACTTTGTTATGCCCAAAAGTAATATGTGTAACTCTATGACGACTTTTAATTATATCTCTCAATTGATTTTTACATGTATCCAATGAAGCTGTACATACAATTATACCATCATCATTATCATATTTAATTAAATGAGTTTTCCCATAATCAACATATCCAAATGTATCTGTTGTTCCTGCGCTTTTTATTAATTGTACCGTCCAAATAGTCATTGCTGATGTAGATAATGAAGCTGTAAGAGTTCCTATAGAAGTAAAATCACTTCCTGCAACACCAACAAAAGCTTGTGCTGAAGATGCATTAGTTATAACTAATCTTAATTTATAAAAAGTCGCAGCACTTGGACCAGATGCCGCATTAGTTGTGCTTATTCCGGCGCCAGCTTTTGAATTAATTGTCCAATTCCCAGAATTTACTCCTGATGAATATCCTATCCAAACGCCATTAGTCGGTGATGTTGATAATTGAGTATCCATAACACCAAACATGAAAGTATATGTATCTGTCCCATTGCTTAAAGTATTTAGATTGATACATGTCTCTAAAATAACAGTACTCGCACCCAATATAACATTTTTACGAGAAGAAGCTGTTTGGGCAACTAGAGCATTTCCAGTTGTTGTGGTTCCCATGTCTAATTTAAGTAAACCAGCTCGTGTATTATCTAAAACATCAATTATCGCAGAAGATGCACCTGTTCCATTTGCTTGAGTGTTACATTGATTGTCCCCATTAGTACTTGCATAAAAATCTATTAATTGATAGCTAACAACTTCATCTGCTTTTATAGGTAATTGATAACTTAAACCCACGCCTGCCGTTGAATCAGCTTGAACAAAATAATAATTTGAACCGACAGACAATCTTGCATTGGCAGTATCAAAAGTAAATAAATCACCTTTTGTTGTAAGTGACGAATAATTGTTTGTTACATTATTGGTAGCCATGCTATATCCTTATGCGATAGTGATGTTTCCGACAGCACTTCTTGTTGCGAATACTGTGTTTGCCGTAACACAAATAATCTCTATCGCATCCCAAAGATTAGTGGATGTTAATGTTCCGGCTGAACTTGTAACTGAACTTCCTAAATGACATGTTTGTCCTGTATTCATTTGCAGAATCCATCCTGCGGCTCCTTTGCCCTGTACTGCAAAAACACTTCCTTCTGCCGCCGTTGCAGGAATAGTCACGGTTGTTTGACTAGCATTAGAAATGATATAGCCATTATTTACAGCGGCTGCCTGTGTTGTGCCTGAAACATCATTCCAGGTTAATCCTGTTAATTGTGCAGTTGTAGCAAGAGTGCCGCTCGTTGGAAATGTAACACTTGTATTACCTGTAACAGTTCCGGTGAAAGTAAATGCACCTGAATATGTAACATTTCCGCCAATTGTTATAGTGCTAGAACCATTATTAACACCTGTTCCCCCGCGAGTTCCACTCAGCGTTCCAGTCCATCCTGCGGTGATAGATGCGGCATTAACCAAAGCAGTAGTAGGCGACCCTCCTAGAGTCAAAGTGACATTCGTATCATCAGTCTTTGTGAGTGCGGCGCCTGTTGGGATTTGGGTAGTTGTCGCAAGAGTACCAGACGTTGGAAAAGTCACAGACGTGGTATTTGTCATCGTAAATGTTGACGCAAATGCCCCTGACGTAACTAGACTGCCACCCAAAGTAATAGTGCTCGCACCATTATTAACGCCAGTACCACCGCGGGTTCCACTTAATGTGCCTGTCCATCCAGCAGTAATACTTGTTGCCTGTAATAGTGCTGTGGCTGGCGTTCCACCAAGGGTTAGTGTCACGTTAGTGTCATCAGCCTTTGTAAGAGCTGCCGGTGTTGGTAGCTGTGTTGTGGTTGCGAGTGTTCCTGATGTCGGGAAAGTAACCGCTGTATTGTTCGTCAATGTTCCGTCAAAGGTGAATGCGCCGATAAACGCTGTATTTCCACCAATGGTGAATGTTCCAGTATTGGAAACCCCTGTACCACCCCGCGCAGGGGCAAGTGTACCTGTCCAACCTGCGGTAATAGAGGCCGCATTGACTAAAGCAGTAGATGGAGAGCCACCCAAAGTTAACGTTACGTTTGTATCATCACCTTTAGTGAGTGCCGCGCCTGAGGGAATCTGTGAAGTTGTTGCTAATGTGCCTGATACAGGAAACGTAACTGATGTGGTATTAGTGAAGGTAAACGTCACTCCAAACGCACCAGAGGTTGTTAATGCGCCTGCTGTCGTTAGCGCCCCACCCAAAGATAGAGCGAAAGCTCCCCACGTGGGAGCACCGGTTGCGCCAGATAACAAGGGAAGATTAGCCGTCGCAGTTCCTGCCAATATCGCCATAGCGGTTGCGGTTGAATAAACAATGCCACCATTAGAAGCTGTTAAACTGGTATTAGTACCACCGCGAGTTAATGATAATTGTCCTGTCCATCCAAGTGTAAGAGATGCAGCATGCAATAAAGCTGTTGAAGGACTTCCACCCAAAGTAAGAGTGACATTAGTGTCATCTGTTTTAGTCAATGCAGCAGCAGTATAAGGCGCTCCAAATTGAGCGCTAAAATTAGCATATGTCATTGCAGCATCATTACCAGCACCATAAGGGGATTGGCCAAAGTACATCAAATCAGTCGATGCATTTGTTGTAATAGGGTTTGCTACATACACCTGTTCAATATTCTTTGACATATCAATTCCTTTTGATATTTTTCTATCTTAAAGCAAAAGTAAATCTGTTCCATCTAAAAGTAAAAAGAAACTATTATCGAGTAACAAAAATGCATTATTTACAGGCGGGACTCCACCACCTGCTATATTAGCATTAATCGTAAATACACTATCAGTTGCGAAATCAAAATTATTTTCTGTCGCAAAATTTAATGTAAATCCTAATGGCTGGTCATTACGAGTTAGCATAAAGTCCTATCCATACATTAGCAGCGCTTAATCCGTTATTCAGTAAATTAATAGTTGTAGCGACTGTTCCGCTCGATGTGGTCACAGTGGATGGAAGACTTCTTGCACCTGGATTCATTTCAGAAACACTAGATGAAAATGTTCCGCTTGAAGGTGCTACTGCATTCGTATTATAACCTACCCATATTTCACTACCTGGCGTGAAAGAAAAAGCAACTACCCAAAATAAAACATTTGTAGGAAGCGTAACTGTAGCATTCCCGCTCGCAGCTAATTGTACTTTAAACATATCTGTAGAAGGAGACGGAGCGAACGTATTATAACCACCCACATCTTTTGCAAAATTAAGTTTAGTTGTCATAATTAAATCCTTTTTCTCAAAGCTTCATGTAAATATTATAAAAGACGCCAGGTTGAGTCACGTTTGCCGGAGTGCTACTACCTGTATTAAATATAGGAACACCAGGCGCTGAATAAACATTATTAATAGTTTGTCCGCTCAAGAAAGTATCGTCTGCACCGCCAGCACCTGCGGATGATTGATGAGTACCAAAAGCATGATTATGGGTTGCAAGTTCTGCTACTAATTGCGTATGCGCATATTCACCTTCATATGTTCCAGCTAATGCCGATATAAATGAATTTGTGCCACTACCAGCATTAGTGTATGCGATAACAGTACCTGCCATTGCATTAGCAAAAGATGTTGCAACATTAAATGCATTTGTTCCACTAAAATTAGCGACATAATAAATAGTATTAGCCACTAATCCTGTAGGTAATGCGCCTCCCGTATTAGATACGTAAAATGGCATTCCATTGAATACATTTAAACCTACACTTGTTGTTAAAGCGAGACCTGTAGAACTAATAGCCGTAAAAGTTGTTCCATATGGAGCTAATAATGCAGAAACAGGAACAGTTCCTAAAATAACTTCTCCCATGGATTTGGTGAGAGTGATCGCATTATTAGCTGTAAAATCAGAGATTGCGCTCCCGCTATAAGCCACATTGGAACCAGCACTTGTTACCATTTGCGCGAGGAGATTTGTCGACCCATTGGTATATGAATGAAAAGCATTCCAAAGCAATTCAAACAAAGGCCATGTATCAATATTGGCGCGAGCAGTACCATTAGATGCAGCATCACCAATAGTCCCACCATTCATTGGTACCCAACCATAAGGATAGAATTTATTCAGAGAAGTACGAATATCACCCGTACGCGGGGAGCTAATAATAGCATTTATCTCATCATAGGTTTGCCAATCATTCGTCGGCGCCGCATCAGCAAGATATACAGCAGGTTTTGCGATATTAATATCAAAAGTAGAGGCTATAGGCAGCCCAATTTGAAGATATAATGCATCATCACCACCATTACCTAAAGTAAGTCCTTGAGCAGTTGGAATAGTGAATGTAATTGTATATTTAGCCCAATCATTAGATAAAATGATAGTCTCTAATGTGGCTGCCGCAGGCGATGTAACTCCCGTTCCTAAAAATTGGAATAATTTTAATGTAATAGAAGGATTTCCTGTCACAGCCATTGCATCTATAACAGCCGTACATGTTGTAACACCGCTCAATGAATCCACATGTAACTGTATTGGTACTTGAACATATTTAACTGTTTCAGAACCCGCGCCAGTACAATTTATATTTAAATAATATTCAGGGGTAATGTCATCAGGAATAACTTGATCAGAAAAATTACCCACAAACTTTTCAAAAGTTAGTGTATCTGTCGCGCCATTTGCATCTTTAATAAATTGGATATCGGACATATCCGTGAAACCATCATGTTGGCTTGGTGCGATTGTTGCATAAAAAAGTGTTCCACTATTTAAAATAAATGAATTGGTCAACGTTGTAGCATTCAAAGAGCCAATATTTCTCCAAAATTCATTATTCGCAATAAGATTTTCATTCGTTGCGTTAACAACGCCACTAGATGTTCCAGGATTAAAAGGAAAATTCTGTCTAGTAAATTGTAATATTCCATCAGAACTATAAACGGTAATGTAATAAGGTTGCTTAGTCGTATTATCAAGCTCGCTATAAGGATAAAAGAAAGGAATAGTGTCATTACCATTGGCATCCTCAATCGTGCCGACATCGCTCAATGTAAGAGGATTAGGAAGAGGCAAATAGGTATAGCCTAATGGTGAACCTGATTGATAATAAACGTTTTTCAACGTCGTACGACTATTATCTTGATAAAAAGTCAAAATCCCGCCACTGAGCGGCGTTCCCGTTGTTTTATCAACGAAATAATCTTGGAGCATAGGTGCTGCTATAAGAAGCGATGGATCAATAGCCATATACATTCCTTGTATATTTTTCTATCCGTTTGAGCGATTATAAACTATTTAGTAATACTTATTCTTCATTATTTCCGTAATATTTAGTACCTTCATAAGCGCCTCCATAAAGAGCTGCTGAAGGAATGCCTATTTTTAATGCTGTTGATATATTTTTTGTAACATTCTTTCTTGAATTTACATATTTTAATTTCTCATCTATTCCAGGTATAAAATCTTTTAATTTAGATATAGGTTTAGATTCTTCACTTAAGACAGTCGCTATATTTTTTGGAATTTTTCTAGTATCATTATTAACTAATTTTCTAATAGACGCAGGCAATTCTTTATTATAAAAAGTATCTTGTAAAGTATGCCAATCATTTCTAGCGCCATTTAGTTTTTCTGCTAAATCAATATTTCCAGTATTTTTTAAATGTTCAGAAATAAGTTTATTTATTTTATCTCTTTTTTCTAACATTTCTTCACCTAAGTTTTGATCAGCAATCAAATCAGAACTTAATGCATTTTTACCTCTAGTATACATATCTGATTGCAAATCTCTTAAAGCATCATAATCGCCTGATTTAGCAGAATTTAATAAATCTTTGCTGGCCTCAGTTTTAGGAAAATATTTTTTCAATGAACTAATGTCTTTTTCATTTAACGATATTTTACTTATTCCTCTGTTTTTTGCTTGAGTTGAAACATCAATAAAATCTTTAGATGCTTTTTCTTCTAAATTATCATGGCCTTTAAGAATATCTGTTATCATTGATCGTTTGGTTGATGCGCCAGTTGTAAACTCAGCAATTTCTTCCCCAATCTTTGGAATAGCTTTTGCGCTTCCTGCACCTGCTGGCATTAATTGCGGAAGCATTTCACCAACACCTTGTGAGATTTTTTGTGTTGTTGTTGGAAGATTTACACCTGTTGCTATCTGTGGAATATTTTTCACTAAATTCTTTTCTTCTGGTGTTTTAAAAAAGTTAGACATTAAACCAGAGCCAACATTTTCACCTATAAAATCAGGTTTTGCAGAAGTTAATATATTTTTTAAATGATCTAATATATTAGATGGCTGAGAAGATTGATTATTATTTTCTGAAATAGGAGAAATACTATTCATAGCCGATTCAATTTCTTGAGAAGTGGCATCATCAGGAAATTCATGTGTTTGTCCAGTAACTTTATCTTTAATTATTTTTGCCATATCAACCTTCTGGATTTAATTTCCCTTTTTCATCTCTTACCCAAACAGTTTTACTAGAATTTCCTTTTTTGCCAACTGTATAAGAATCATTGGCAGAACTCATCGCATTAGAAATTTGATTATCAATTTCTTTTTGAGCGGCTTCCCAAACATCAGGTGTAACAAGCGCTCTTAATGTTTTTATATTGTTTAAAGAAGCTTGTTGCATAGCAACAATGGCATGTACAGTCGCTTTTCCTCCGGCTGCTGTTAATCTCATTGTTGTATATTCTGGGACCAATCCTCTAGCCGCTAAAAATTTAGTTTGCTGTTCCTTATTCATTCCATTCAAAGCATCAGAAATTTGAGGAATAGAATAACCCATTATTGTTTGTGAATAAGGTCCTAATCCTTCGGTTATATAACTTCCTATTGATTTAGTCGCCGCCAATGCTGCTTTTCTTTGATTTAATTGTTGGATATTTCCCTGTGTCGGAAGAAAATCAGGATCAGGTGGATTTTTAGGATCAAATCCCTTCTTAGCTAATATTTCTGGAACTGTCATTCCATTTGTAAGTAATTGAACTGATTCACTAGGATCAATGCCAGCACCTGCCAATTGCGCAATCATATAATTTTTTGCTTGCACAGGAGCATGAACATAATTAAACCCTACGGTCATTTTTTGTTGATATGCAGCATCGGCATATGGTTTATTTAAAATAGAATCAACTAAATTATTGCCAGTTTTAAAAGGCGTTACATTAGGTTCTGTCGGTGAAATATCAGGATTATTTAAAGCCACACTAATTGCCTCTGGAGAAGTATGCTGAGAATTACCAGAAGCAATAGAAGAACCTCCAGAAACATTAGACATTCCGGGAATAGAAGTTGAATTCGTAGAATCAATATTGCTTTGTTGATTATTAGATTGTGATGTTTGTGGAGAATTAGATGGCGGATTTTTTAATTGATCAGCTTTTATTAAACCCATATCAATTAATGCCTGAATTGTTTTAGTCTGATCGCCTCCCATATAACCGGGATGACTTAATTGATATAAATTCTTTTTTGTTTCAGAACCATATAATCCTGCTTGCGCACCTCTTAATCCTATTTCAGATTGTTTATCAGGGCCGTACCATTGATTTTCTAAAACAGCTTTTTGTAATGCTTCTTTTTCTTCAGGCAAAGCATATTTGGCTTTGACCATGCTTGTATACATCGATGGCGCTTCTGTAATTCCTTTCATCATGCCACTAATAGCGCCCGCTATTGGATTAGTTTGTTCAGGTGTTAGTACAGGATAATCAAGTGCTGTAAATGGCATAGTTATTCTCCTATTATCCAGCCATTAACAATGGCATCATTTTCATCATTGCTGCCATTGAAGCGCCCTGAGCAATGCCGCCAAAAATGCTAGATTCTGCCCCTGCTTTAGATGCATCTTCGCCATATTGTAATCTTGCTGATTGAGACAATTCTTGTGCTATTTGATCAGTCAAATTTGTTGTTGCTTCATATCCTTGATGCATTAATCCTTGTTCACCATGCAATCCTTCGGTATACATAGGCATTACATGATCCATATAGTTATAATAATCCTGATTGGCTAAATTATTTGCTACTGATTCATTTTGTTGCTCATGCTCGGGAGAACCTGCCATTCCCCCCGCGGCTGCCGCATGATTAGCACCTTGAAGAGCTTGCTGCATTTGCCAAGCAAATCCAGGAGACTGTTGGAAACTTTGGCCCATTTGATTAAATTTAGCGCCTGGATCATTAATGAGTTGGCTGTACTGACCTTGTAAATTGGTCATAGCGCCAGAACCCGCGTCCATATAGGGCTGCAAATAAGGCGTAATAGCGCCTGGTATTTGTTCTAAATAACTTTGGGGTGAGGCCATAACTTAAATCCTTTTAAGTCAATGTAAATGTTTTCCAAGCCGCTGTTACGATATTGCCTGATATATCATAAGTGATTATGAATATTTTTGGTACTCTATTTGTACTATCAAAGATTGTTTTCCCGCTAATATCAGGTGTTCCTTGTGGCAAAGGCGAACCAATCAATGCTGGATTATAAATAGCTTGTATTGTCGCTATATCGTTTGCATCTAAAGCAGGAAATAATACTCCTTCATTGCTAAAGTTTGTCTGCAATCCCTGAAATATATCATTTAAAGCGAAATCCCATGTCGACTTTAAATAACCATTTTCATCAACTAATGGTTGACCGACTGGAATATCAGGAAAAATCGGTGCTGGTTTTTTAGTTTGGGTTGTCATTAATTATTGCCTTATATTTACCGTTCCATCTACGCAGACAAAGCGACCAATTCCCCAAAATTTAAATTGGCATACTAGATCATTTGCAGCACCACACTGCCACCACATTAAACGATTCTTACGTTGTCCAATAGGCGGCAAATCATATCCCCATTCATTGCCAAAAGATGCGCCACCGTCAATCGATATAGAAAAGTCCACGCGAGGTGTTGAATTTAGAATGCCATTTTGTTCTGAAATAAGATAATCAAAATCATTAGGATCAGATTGTTGAGTAATAAAATTATTTCCATTTTGAAATAGAATAAAATTATCATCCTGACTTTTTAAATAAATAGATCCTTTGCCTTCCGTTATTAATTTCTTTCCATCTTGAGTAATTAAATTAATTGGTCCTGTGCTTTGTTGTTGCCAATTTGTCTCACCTGATTCAATTGTAAATCCTACATCATTTACAATAAAATATTCTTGAGAGGGAAGGCGAATATTTTTGCATGTTCTAATCCGGGGTATTTCGGCACCATCATATGTTGTGTATATAGTATCAAATGCATATAAGTTTCCATTATTTTTACTAACGAAATAATATTGATTGTTAAAATAAGCAACTTGACTTGCAATAAAATAATTAAGATTTTCATCGCATGCGTGAAAGAATTTCTTTGTATTGAAATCATAAAACAAAGATAAATTATCAGTGTAGAAATTAATATGATAAATCAAATGACCATCTTGACGATAAATGAAAGCACGAGAATCCGCAGGATTAGTTAATTGTGAGAATAAATAATCTATACCATCTGTTGTAATTTTCTCAGGCATTCCTCCAGTGGTGTACATGATGATCGGACCAGATTTTTCATTAGCGGCAAGCCACACAACCATCTCATCCATTTCAACAACGGTTGCAGGACTCAAACATCCATAATCAATAGATATCTGCGCGCTGCGTTGATACGGAAATAATTGTGCGCCAGTGTCTTTCCAGAACTCGGTGACAACTTCACCTAATATTAAAATCAAATTACCTTTAGATGGAAATCGTGTAATAGCTTGTGTTTTGTCTGCCTTAGTCTGCAATAAACCAATACTTGCAGAATCATTCAGCCACGTCATACCATCATTTTGTTGCGACAATCGCCAGGTATTCGTGGCTGCTGGCGCATAGAAATTATCTTGTGATGCGGCACATAGAAAATAAGTATCATGAAATGAAACATATCCTGGAACAAATGCAAGATTCGGCACTTGCTGAAATGCAGGCGATAACGTTGGATCATAAATATATAGAGCCAGATTATCTGAAATCAATATTTGTGGTTTATTATTTTCAGTTATGTAAACCACGCCAGTATTAGTTAGCAATTTACCTATTTTAATAGCGGATGTATCAAATGATTTCGCGAGACTTTGATCAAAGAATAAATTAATCAGATAAACGTTATTATCAAATACTGCGACAATTCGACCTGATTTAGTGCTAGTATAAGCACCGCGTCCTTCTTTGCCAAGATTCGGAATTGCGATTTGATAACCAGCATAGGGGACTAACCATTGATCACTGATAAACATGTTCACGGTTTTTTCTATTGAGATTTTCGCGTAACGACCAAAAATTGAACTCCCAACTAAATTTAATGGCATCGGTTTGAAGTTCTGTCCTCTTTGTATCATATCGCCGTCCTTGGTTGTGATTCATTACTTAAAAACTACTGTTGCCATAAATGTAATTACAGTAATTATTAATAGCAATATTGTTCCTAAAGTCCATTTGAAATGAGAGTCTATTTTATCTTCCAAATGTTTCTTTGTTTCTCTAATCTCAATTCTCATTTCTTTTAATGTATCTTTTGTATCCTTTGCTATCTCTTGTAATAATCTTACCCTTACTTCATTTTCTATATAATTTTCATTTACACTCATTTTCTTTCTCCAAGGTTACACCGTCCTTGGTGGTTAATAATTCGTTCATTAGCTATATTAAAATATTTTTCCTCTTTTTCGAATCCAATATAGTTTCTATTGGTATTCAAACAAGCGATAGCTGTAGTACCTGAACCCATGCAATTATCTAAGATTGTATCATTTTCGTTAGAGTATGTTTTAATTAAATATTCAAATAATTTAATTGGTTTTTGCGTAGGATGTAATCCTCTTTCTCTATTAAAATTCTGCACTGAACTTGGACAACGCAGTTCATTTCTTAAAATATTTAGATTTATATAACGGCATTTTCTATACACACAATCTTCTTTATTCTTTGTATTGGAATTTACAGAGCTTTTTACTCGATTTTTTCCTGATTTCGATCTTTCTTGTAATTGAGGATTATATTTAATTTTTTCTTTGCCAAAAATCAAAATATTTTCATGTTCTTTCATTGGTTGATATTTTACAGTAGCAAAATTACTTCCCGCATTTTTTTTCCATATCCATTCATATTTAAAATTTTTTATATTAGACATTATTAATAAACTCGTAAATGGTTGTGAGGCAGTTAAAACAATTGCTGAATTAGACTTAATAATACGATTATATTGATTCCATAATAATTCAAATGAAATTATTGAATCCCATTTACAAGCACTTGTACCATAAGGAAGATCACATAAAATCATATCAATAGATTTATCAGGAATTCTTTTCATCCCTTCAAGACAATCTTCATTATAAATAGTGTTAATAACCATTTTTTATAAAAAACTCAATAAAATCAATTAGCTAGGTCTCCAACCGTGACCCAAATTTACGTCGCCCCAATTGAAGCCTATTTGACCATTTGC